CTTGAAAAGAGAAACCCACGCCCAATTTAAATGACTGGAATACATCTAGATCAGTAGCATATTCGTTCATTTTATGATCATAGGTTTTTCTGCTCTTTTCAAAGGTATTTTCAAGCAGTTTTTTAAACTCCTTAATTTTCATCTAATTCTAAATTTTCAAGATTTGGTGTTTCTGTATTGATCATGTTTTCATCAATACCTCTTTCCAAAAGCATATCTTCTGGAATATTTGGCTCATTATTGAGCTTAATAATGGTTTTTTCAGTCATTTAATAAAATTTTAAAGTTGTGTTAATTTATCACCAAAACATTTCTTCATCATTCTTGTTAATTTACTTTCAATCCAATCAACAATTTCAATAAGTGATGTAAGGAGTAGGGCTATTGCCCAAAAAATTATAACGAGTGCAAGTAATATTACTCCACTCAGGAATTTAATGCAATTTAATAAAAAATTTTTAATTTTTGTCATAATTTAAAATATATATCTGATTTTATTCCAAGGTATTATCTCATCATGTTCTTTTATAAACCTATCTATAAATTGGTTTTTAAGTTTATGTTTATACCTTACATTTTTTCCACCATATTGAGAAGTTTTATTTTCTTGCATTTCCGGTCTCCAAAGATCTTCTTCTTCAGTTAATCTTCCATCTATGATGTTATTAAAATGCATATCTTTATTATGTGTTAGAAAGATACACTCAGCAAATATACCATTTTTATTTATAACATTATTATTTATTAATGTAAACAATTCTTCATAATCATCTAACCAGCCATTATAAACTATAATAGGACTAAAGTTAAGATGAACATCATATCCTGCTTTTTTAAACTTATCAATAGCTTTCACCCTTTCCATTATTGTAGATGTATTAGGTTCATGAATTTTACGTTTATTTTCAGGCATCATACTAAATCTGATTCTTATTTTTTCTTCTGGATTGTATTTAAGTAGTTCTTTGTTAACATATTTAGTTGCAAATGTTCCTAAAATATCATCATGAGCTTTAAAGAAATTAAATATTTCTTTCCATTTATGATATTTAAGATGAAGAGAAAAATCTTCATTGCAACTTATGTCATAAGTAATATATTTTGGATGTGTTTGATTTGGTTTTTGTACTTCTTGTTTAGCAAATACTGCGTGAGTATTTATTTCTGTTAAAATCTGGTGTGTGTTTTTAGCTATTGACAAACCTTTTGGTTTATGTCTTTTCATATAACAATATGAACAATTATATAGACATCCCCAGCCAAAACTAGGAGATATAAAGTCTGAAGACCTACCTGATGGTCTAATCTTCAGACTTTTTCTTACTACCTCTTCAATCATATTTTAAATTCATCAAATGTATCATATTCTTGAGCTTCCATATCAGCTTCAAAATCAGTTCCTGTCATAACAGCCTGACTATAAACTCCTGCAGCATTTTGATTTCCAAATACTCCACCAAATTCTTCACTTATATGACCATTACCATTTTCATCTATCCAGTTTTTATCCATTTGATGTAAACCGGCTTGACTTAATAGCTCTGCAGTCATAAACTCATGAAACTTAACTTGATCACTCATCCATGTTCTTGGATGTGATTTCTTAAAAGAATGTGTAACATGATTGTAAAATGTCCATGCATTATTAAGATCAGCTTTATAATCATAAGATGGTTCTTTCATTTCTGCTTTAATGCAAGAAACTTGTGAAGCATCTATGATTTCTTCATCTAAAAATAATCTGCCCACTAATTCAGCTTGACTTTTCTTAGGTAAGAATATTTTTCTCATATTATTCTTATCATCAATTAACTTAGTATAGTACTTATTAGCTGACTTAATTTGTGAACTTATTTGAGTATGAATATCATGATCTGCTTTACCTGTATGTTTTCTAGCATAGTTTGCCATGTCTCCACATAACATTCCATTGCTACATACATTTACAAAAGCTCCTACAGCACACTGAATTAGTCCAGGCAAACATCATACCCATTTCTGGATCTTCATCTGAAGCAAGGTGATATACTCCTTGTGCTACTTTAGCATTCATATTTGCTCTGTAAAGTTCTTTTGTGATTATAAATCCACTTTTGTCTAATAGATTTTTAGTAACATCTATGACGTCTTTATGAGGAATGACTGTATAAGTCTTTCCATGACTTGGTAGTGGTGCTGCCACTAACATGTCTCTTGTAGTATTTGTTGGTCTTGTGTATCCCATAATTTATTAATTTAGTGTAAATATAATAAAACTTACTCAAACAGTAACAATTGGTTGTCTTTTATACCAATTATGTTATTTATTTCTTTCTCAATAGCATTTAGATAATATTTTTCATTAATGTCATAGTCTGACCATTCTTTAATTTCTATTTCATTCATTACAGTTTGAACCCATTGCCCAGACTCTAATTGAATTTCTCTTTTATCATTTTTATTTATCTTTACTATTTTACAGCCTTTGTTTGATATGTAATATCTATTTATTTTTTGTAATTCATCTTGTTTTGCAACTCTATCCTTAACATATATGGCGTGTTGTCTCCACACACCTTTAGATTTAGCTCCTATACAGTAATCAAGAATATTTCTATTATGTTTTAATGTATATTCTGGTAAAGTTCCATCAACAAAGTACGCATACAATGCTTTTGGAATGATCAGTTTAGACTTGTTCTTATGAAGAGCTAACCCTTCATATTCAAATCTACCTTTACATTTAGCTTTACCATTAGTGTCAACAGCTATATAGTTATTGACATCAGCTAATACTAGTTTACTATATTGATCATGTTCTAAGTTAAGATTAGTAATCTCCTCCCACTCTTTACAGATCTCCATATATAAGTCTACCTTATCCCGCGGGATTATAGTTTCAACACCATCAGTATTTTGCATTAAAGCAACAGCCTCTGGTATTCTAGTCATAATCATTTCATACAACATCATTAATGTAAGTTGACCATTAACCGTGATAAACATAGTAAACTGTGGATCATACAAGAAAGAGTTCTTATCATTACTCAACCCGTAAGTTGAATTTAAGATAATCTTATATACATAGTTCATTGGATCACTCTTTGGTATTTTCTTTCTTTCATCAAAGAACCATTTATATAATTCACAAAACTTTTCTTTAGGAATGTGAGCAGGTGAATATTGATTAACAATAGCTAAGTTAGGATAGAAAGATGTAACATCTGATGACATTATAACTCTCTCAGTATCAGACTCATACACTCCAGCTTTAGTAGCACCATGGGCACCACCTAATCCAAAGTCAGTCTTTACACCTTTATATTTTACAGAAGATTTAAATCCTCCTTTAGTGTAATTAGGATTTACTTCCACTGTTCTAAACTTTTCTAATAAAGTTTTAAATTCAGGTGTTTCAAACTTAACATAGTCTAGTATAAGATCATTTACTTTAATTACATTTCTAAAAGTTCTTAACTTCTTAATTTCATAACGTGGCATATCTAGCTCTTTACTAAGATAGTAAGCAAAAATCTCTTTACTTATTCTTGGTTCAGAGGCACTAAACAAGTTAATGTCATATCTTTCAGTTAAATTCTTTCTTAGCTTTATTAAAGGTTTAGATCTATTAAAGACCTCCTTAGTTGCAGCTACATCATTAATGCAGTATTCAATAACTAGATCTAACTGATCCTGAGTATTTATTTCTGTTTCATGATGTATGGGCATATCTAAAATGTTATCCCAATCCATAGTGTATTCTATCCACTTAAGACTAGATCTCTTAGCCATGTTGTCCCAATGATTTAATTTAAAAACATCTATTTGTTTAATACACATATGCCATTCAGGAAATTCTTGAAATTCCTTATTGTTTGCACGTTGTATTGCAGATTGTGCATACCCATATATTTCTTGAGCTATTTCTTCTCCAGACATCATACTTAAATTATCACGATCTTTTATTATATGATGAGTAACTTGTGCATCAAATGCTAATCCGTTGTAGGATATATGCCACTCATTGTATTCCGTATTTTTTTGTAAAAACTCTAAGAAAGATTCAAAATCATTTTTCAATTTACATATTGAAAAGATCTTTGTCTCTTCAGTTTTATAGTGTGTAAAGACACCTACAAAACAATTTTTAAGAGTTTCATAATCCATTACCCAGTGATTCATATAATTTAATTTAAATTTTATGTAAAAAAAATAGGGTGCCTACTTTGTCAAAGACACCCTATTGTTGAACACTCTACCAAAGCGTTCAGCTAAAAACAAGTAATATAGCCTTTTGTGGTAGCCACACCAATTATAAGTCTTCTCCCATGACTTTTTTCATAAGTCTTGCTAGACTCGTTTCTATATAGGTCACAACCTCTACAACGGTTGTAAACCATAAACTTAATGCCCAAAAAAAGATAACGAACACAAGTAAAAAGCAACCGCTAATTGTTCTGATTGTTTTTACAAGAAAATTCATTATACTTTTTCTATGATTGGAGGAGTATCCATTTTAATTAATTCTGATTCCATTCCTTCCATATCAAAAAATTCATCAAGATCAAAAGCATCAGGATTAACAGCAAACATATTGATTATCTCTTTAATTTCTTCTTCTGTCACTATATAGTGTTCAGAAAAAGTTTCAACTAATCTTCTTTCTTCTTTAATCTTTTTTCCATTTGCTCTTGGTTTACCTTTAACAGGTATCTCATCACCATTGTCATCTAGTTTAGCGACCATATGATATGAGTCTTTACAAATAGTACCTATACATACCATCATTTTTTCTCTTGGTGAAAATAAACATTCAACAAAAGGACAATCTTGACTGATAGGTATTAATTTAAAACTTTTCATTGGTCCGAAATTGCTCTTAATAAGCATCATTGATTTTTCAACTTTTTTTGTAGCCATAAATAATTGATTTTAATATTAAAGAGCAAATATATAAAATTATTTGAATAATTTTACAGAAACTAATTCTTTTTTAAAGTTTTCTTTTTCTAAGTCTGGTTTATCACAAAGTTCTCCAACTTCTAAAATATCTTCAATTGGTATTTTTAAAATATTAGAGTATGTTTCATAATAATTTTCAGGATACAAGTAGCTTTCTACATATTCTGATATAGTACCTATGGTTCCAAAGAAACGTGTTATTCTGTTTTTGGTGCTTCCTGCTAGTTTAGAGTATTGACCGTTTATAAATTTTTTTAATTCTTTTTTAAATGGCCAGAAATCAAACACATATAAATGAGTTTCTTCATCTATTTTGTGATATTCTTCAAAGAAGTTGTTCTTCTTTAAGATTTCATCTGAAAAGATAGTAAATTCTTCTAGTTCAGGATCAATCTTATAAAGGCAGATAAATTTGCTCTTATCCAAATCATAATTATCATTCCATGATAAATATGTTTGACTAGGAACAAATCTAACTCCTTTCTTTATATTAAGTAAAGGATATAAAAATACTTTACTTTTTTGAAAATAATCTGAATAAATTTTTTTCATAAGGTTACATTACCGTTAGCAAAATCATATGGTAGATCATATTTTCTTTCACTGTAATGATAGTTTGCTTCTTTTAATGCTTCTCTTAGTAGTGTCATCCACCTTATTAATGTTTCTTCCGATACAGGAAAGACATAGACCTGATCATACTTGTCTATGACAACAAATTTAAAAATAATTTTGTAATCTCGTTGATTTTCATCAATATTTTTCATTACAAGTAGTGAATATACAGCGGCTTGCAGCCAATAATTGTAAAAATCCACTGTTTCTGCAAAATCATCTAATGGTTTTGCTGTTGTTTTTAAATCTACTATAGTAATTGTCTTTGCCTCATCATCTATTATATACTTATCTACTATACCTTTGAGTCCAAATTTATAGTCATTTAATTTACATTCTAATTTCTTTTCATTATATACTTGAATATGATCTAAATCCCAATCAGTGCCTTCTTCCATCAATAAGTTATTTACTTCATTATTAGCCTTGATTATAACAACACGATCCACACAACGTGCAAGTGTATCTGCATCAATTATAGTTTTACCTGTTGTTTGTAGAAATTTAAAATACGCTTCACTCTCTTCTGTTATTATTTTATCTAATCTTTTTTGGTCTTCCTTAAATGATTGATATAGATTCTCTTCTTTCAAAGCTTCTAATATCTGATCATCTAAATCTTTTAACTTCATATAACTATTTGGGTCAACAATTCTGCTGCTGACAATTCTTAATATTTTTTTGACTGAATCTGTTGGCATCTTTAATGGTGACATAACAAATTCTTCATTAAACCTATCTGGTTCTAATAGTAACAGGTGTATTAATCTACCTTCTATCAGATGTTTTTCCATCTTGGTTTCCCTTTCTTTAAGGATATAATCTTTATAAAAAAGTTTTGGTGAAAATAATAACTTGTTCAAGGAAGAGTAACTGAAGTTAAACTCTCCCTTGTAAAACAAGTCTTCTTTAATTTTATCTTGCATAATCATGTGATTCAGTGTGCATATCAACCATAGCTTCTAGGTCATCAAGCACGGGTTCTTCAATTTTCATTTTTGCTCTAAGTTCCGGTTTTAATTGGATACTCTCAGGACTAATGCTAAAATTATTCTTACCATCAACACCATATTGAGAAGATAATACATCATTATACATCTTCTGAGAAATTTCTTTCCAAGCAAGTTCAGTTAATGCATCATCTTTAATTAATGATTCAAGTAAATGATTATATACATGACACCAATTCCAACCAGAATAATCTATATATTTCTGAAACTTCTTCCTCACGGATTTAAAGTTAACACTATTCCATATACTGGCATCTTTCATAGAATCACTTAAAAATGCAAATAATAAAGCTAAGTATGTATGAGACTCTTTAATATTACAATTAGCAATCATTGCTAATGCTAAGTTCATATTCTCTTTGTCTCTAGAACCAGTATAACCACAACCTTCATCAGTCTTTGACCAACCTAACATAGTTTTAAGTTGATTATACATTTCTTCAGTTAATACTTCAGAATCTTCTGTTGCAAGATCATTAATATTAGTATCCCAAACAAGTTTAGACATATTATCTTGTATATCATTCCACTGATCTAATGATTCAATGTAATAATGGTATCTGCTAGATTTACCTAATTTCTTTAATCCTTCAGCCATCTTTTGATATTCATCAATATTACTAGCA